TGTCCTGAAATTGTTTGTCACAATGCCATGTACGATATCGGTTGGATGAAACGTATGGGCATGAGAATTACATCAAAGATTTGGGATACCATGTTAATGGCACCTATCTTAGATGAAAACAGAATGCGATATTCTTTGAATATTGTTGGACAAGATTATTTAGGGGAAAAGAAATCAGAAGCACTGTTATATGAAGCAGCAAAAGAATGGGGTGTCGATGCAAAGAACGACATGTGGAGATTACCTCCCATGTACGTTGGACCTTATGCAGAACAAGATGCCGAGCTTGCGTTAAAATTATTTCATGTTCTTCAAAGAGAAATCCTCGCACAAGATTTAACTCACATTAATGAGTTAGAGCACCAAGTCTTACCAGTCTTGATTGATATGAAATGGCGTGGTGTTAAAGTTGACATAGATCAAGCTGAACGCACAAAGAACAAACTCTTAAAAGAAGAGTCCGAACATTTACAGAAAATAAAAAATGAAACTGGATGTGATGTGAATGTGTGGGAAGCTAAATCTATATCTAAAATGTTCGATGCACTGGATCTTCCATACGCACGAACGGAATTGACGGGTGCTCCAAAATTCGACAAGCATTTCCTCCGCACTCATGGACACCCGTTAGTTCAAGCTGTCGCTCAGGCCAGAGAATATAACAAAGCCCGAACGACTTTTATTGATACAATTCTAAAGCATGAACATAAGGGAAGAATCCATGCTGAAATAAACCAATTACGTGGAGATGGTGGTGGCACCGTCACAGGACGACTCAGCTACAATACACCAAACCTACAACAAGTTCCTTCCTCGAAGGTTTTAGGACCGATGATACGCTCGCTCTTTAAACCCGAAGAGGGGATGCAATGGGGTGCGTTCGACTACTCACAACAAGAACCACGTCTCGTGGTTCACCTCGCTAGCTTAACCGCTGGTGGGTTGAAAGGCGCAGATGAGTTTGTCAACGCATACCATGAAGACCCCAACACAGACTTCCACACAATGGTCTCCGAGATGGCTAAAATAGATCGTAAGAAGGCTAAAACCATCAATTTAGGGCTATTCTATGGCATGGGTAAGGGGAAACTATCATCTGAGCTAGGATTGACTCCTGGTGAGGCTGAAGACCTTTTTGAGAAGTATCATGGACGTGTTCCTTTTGTAAAAGAAATGATTGAACGAACCATGAAGAAAGCTGCTGATGTCGGTCATGTAAGAACATTACTGGGTCGTAAGTGTCGATTTGATATGTGGGAGCCTTCACGCTACGGTGTCCACAAACCACTGCCCAGGGACCAAGCTGAAAGAGAACATGGCAAACAGATACGCCGTGCCTTTACATACAAAGCTTTAAACAAAATTATACAAGGATCTGCCGCTGACATGACAAAGAAAGCAATGGTAGATTTACATAAAGAAGGAATTATTCCACACATTCAAGTGCATGATGAACTAGATTGTTCTTTTGACAGTGAACAACAAAAGAATAAAATTATGGAGATTATGCAAAATGCAGTGCAATTAGAAGTGCCTGTAAAATTAGATTGTGAGGTTGGACCATCATGGGGCGAGGCGAAATAGATAAAAAGAAAGATGACAAAGTAGAAGCAACACTATGTCCAAGCTGTTCGTATGAACATGTCATTGTTCCTATGTTTCGTATTGATAATGATAACTATCATTGCCTGCTATGTAGAACATCCTTTGTAAAAAGAGTTAACGGTAGAACGTTATATATTCCCTTAGCTGAACCAGATGTTGAATTTGAAGCTGAGTTTGATGTTTAGCAACGACAATTATTAAACTGTTTATTTGCAAGAGACACTAATCTAATAACTTTTGCGATACACAAAATCCCTTTCATGTTTCGGCCGTTGCTATCCTAATATTTTATCAGTTGCATAACTGCCATGCAATCAAAACAAAACCAAAAATTATTTTTCTGTGTATAAGTATGCCAGGAGAAAAATCATGTTTAACTTAACCAACAAAGCAAAAGATCATTTTTTAAATTTATTTAAGAGTGAAGATAAAGACCAATCAATCAAAGACTTCTGCCAAGCAGAATATAAAAAAGATTGGTATGCAGCCTACCGATTCTACAAAGAAGAAGGTCAATTTCCAAATTTTATACGAAGAACTCTATAATAAATCTTCTAATACGCCTGATGATGCACAAGTAAATTGTAATTTAATTGTGTCATTACGGCTTGTTAGTTCTGTAGCTACCAGACGATAATACTCATTACATTCTTCATACGTATCAAAGATAACTTCGGAACCTAATTTTACACATTTCTGATCGTAGCCTAATCCGATACACGCCCAGCCTACTAAAAAGAATTTTAACATCTATTTACCCCTATTGACATTTATACCATAAATTCTTATATTATAATAAGAAATTAGGATACATGGCTTATTTATTAATACTACTACTTTGTGTAATATTTATCATTACTAAACTGCGTTGGTTCGTTGGTTTGGGCTTTTTATCCTATATATTATTAATAGTAACAGGAGTTATTTAATGGATGCAAGTAAATACAAATCAGTAGCTATCAAGGTCGCTGTGTATAATAAAGCACGACCGATGGCAGAAAACGATTACTGTACCATGGGTGGATTTATACAAAAACTAATTGAACAAGAGGAGAAGAAACGCAATGGCAAATTACGAAAGTAGAGAACAATTAAAAAAACATTTATCTAATGCGATTGGCTATATGAAGCATGATCGTACACAATTTTCTTTACCTACAACGGTAGCTTTTTTAGAAGGATACCTGGATGGCTTAGAGGAAGAAGAGCGTAAATTACAAGACACACTTGGATTTATGGATAAAAAAAACAAATTTTTTGATTTTGCGGATAGTGAAAACCCTGAAATCAAATAACAAGTTCCGATTGCGCCGGCCCAATTCGGGTAAAGCAGATGTATAGCATACACGGTAGTGTATTGTGAAAAGCTGTGAGTTTTTACTTGTGTGCCTTTCCACCGGTATTACTCAGGTCGGCTGACCTACAAAGGAGGATGTAATGAAACTAGACGAAATAAAAAAAGCTGTTGACGAGGGTAAACCTGTCAAGTGGGGTAACAAACAGTATGACGTGATTAAAGATGATATTGGTCAATACCTAATTGTTTGTCGAACAAACTATCATACAATTGGTTTAACGTGGAAAGATGGTACTACTTTAAATGGTAGACCCTCTGAGTTTTATGTAGCGAAAAGACCATGAAATTTCAACCTGTCTACGAATATCAAGACAACCGCGATGGTCGAGGACACTCGTTACGCTATTCACAACAGCGTGATATGAGACGCAGAGCAAGGAAAAAAGCCGAGAAACTAATGGGTAAAAGTTATTTTACAAACCCCAAGGAATCATTAGAATTGTCTCATGGATATAAACATGATGACAGAAGACCTAGAGTCCCTAATCTCTAGGCGTATGGTGCTTGATCTTATTGATCATGATAAAGACTACTTTAAAAATAAAAAACATAAGGTAGAAGCACTACGAGCCTGTGCTGATCTTTGGGACCACGAACTCGTGGGTGATACCAAGGATTTACAGGAAGCAACACGCCGTTTAATTGTACAAAAAATAAGTAAACTCAAGGACGGAAATGTGTTATCTTTCCCAAGATGATAAAAGATATTGTAACTAATGTAGAAATCTTCACGAAAGTGTCTAATCCACCGGAGATGCAGGAATACTTGATGTATCGTGTATTATATCGAGATGGTAGCAGTGAGGAATTTACCCACGATCAGTGGCATAAGATTGTGACTAGGGGTTCTGGAGCCTTGAATCAAGGCTCACCGACCACCACATAGTCTTATTTCTTTTCTGATATTTGCGCCTGTAACAGAGCAATGACTATGTACGCTTCTTCTAATTTCTTTTCTAATTCTTGCATGATAAACCTCCCTTATATGCGTTAGTGCGTACCTATTACTGTATCAAAGTCCTAATTTAAAAGTCAATAAATCTTTGCTCTTGACATTTATTTTTGTTATGTTCCTAGTAGTACAAAGATTATAAACCACGGAACACGGACCAAGGAGCAAACAATGCCAAAAGGAATGACACCAAAGAAAAGAATGATGAAGACAACCGTAGGTCTTGCACGCTCTTTAAAACCATCTGGAAGATTAAATATAGATGACATTAAAAGAGCAGGCGATTCACGTAAAAAAATGTCATTATCTGAAATTAAAAATAGAAAGAAATTAGGTAAGGCTGCTAGTAAAATGGGCGTAGCAGGAAGTATCAAAGGCCTCAAAGAAATAATGAAAAAAAGTTCTAGAAAAATAAATCCTTTGAAAAGAAAAAAATAATGGGCAGACGAACTACAGGATTTAGCGGTTTTACAGGTAGCTCCAATAAGAAACCACCAACAAAGGTTAATCCACCAGGGACCTCATCTCCATCATTTAGTGGTTATAGTGCTCCAAAAAGACCCGACTCTTCTGGCGGTACAAGTCCTGGATCAGGTTATACACCAGGCGGTGATTCTTATAAAAACTATAGTGATGAAGATCAAAACATCATGTTTAACCAAGCGGGTGGTAAAGATAAATTTTTAAATCAAGTTGCAAACGTAGAACAAAAATACAAGCGCTCCGCAGACGTACAAAATTATTTAAACAAAGCCAAACAATATTTTAATGCACAATCATTAGGTGCAACAGCCTCTAACACAGGTGGTATTGAACGCTTAAACTTTACAACACCGGGTATGCCTGTCATGCGTGACGCTCAAGGTAATCAGATGTTATCCATGATGAGACCTGAACTAACAGCACAAGCGCCTACCACCGCACAATTCTTTGGTGATATGGCTGGTGGTGTTGGTAATCTTTTAGGTGCTGCGGGTGAGTTTATTACAGGTGGTGGTGCGCTCGGTAGAATACTTGACTCGGTAAAAACAAAATTTTCAGAAGGTAAAGACTTTGTCCAAGATGCATTCAATCCTGGAAATATTAATCAACGTGTGAATGCGCTGAGTCCTGAACAACAAAGGATTTATGCGATGTATATGAACCAAGGTATGCCTTATCAGCAAGCGTTTCAAATGGCTTCAGGTCAACAATTTGATGACACTCCTGCTACATATTACAATAATTCTCCAATTTCTACATTAAAACTAGGGCAAGGACAAAACTCTCCTCAAGGTGCTTTTCCAGGAGGCTTTAAACTAACAAATATGGCAATGGGTGGAATCGCTAATCTTAATTGATGTCTTTTAAATCGACTTCAGCTATTTCTGTAATCTTCTTGATCATTCCTTTAGGGACCGTGGTCCCCCGACCAAAAGTTTTAGATGACGGTATCCAATCCGCAACAACAGTGACAGAGTCTATTTCTTCTTTTAAAATTAACCCAAAACTCCAAACAAGGGGCGGCGGTTCAAGGTCTTTGATGTCTTCTTGTTCGTACCAACCAGTCTGATGTTCAATAGTATCGTCCCAATCAATCCTTACCAATTTCATGTAAATCACTATATATATTATTCTACACAAATTAAATCTAAAACCGTCCGAAAACAACAAAATCGGTTTACATATTTACAATATAGTAAAAACATATATATATCGCGGGTTCCCTCTGTAAATAAGTTGTCATCTCGTTGTAAACGGATCTCTTTTGGTTTACACAATTTGTTGAAAAATAAGGCTTTTTGGAGGGTCTTCAGTTAAAAAATGGAAAAAACTACATCAAAAAAACAGGTAAAAATGCTCGAATTGACCCCAAAACAGCAGAAATTTGTCGATATTTTCATCGAAAAAGGGCATTTGCAGACTGCAAAACAGTGCGCAATTGATGCTGGATACGCTGAAAGTGGTGCTACTGTCAACGCAAGCCAGTTACAAAACCCTAAATACTACCCACATGTCGTTGCAGAAATGGATAGAAGACGTGCCGAGTTGGCCCGTAGATACTCCATTACATACAAATCACATGTGCAAAAACTAGCAGAACTCAGAGACTCAGCAGAAGCAGCTGGTAACTACACAGGAGCTATTGCCGCCGAAAAGTACCGAGGTATGGTGGCAGGCTTATATATTGACAGGAAAGAAATCATGCATGGCACGATTGATCAAATGTCTGTAGGAGAGGTAGAGGATAAATTAATTGAACTTAGAAAAAAATTATCCATTCAAGGAGACTATGAAGTTATTGAACAAGACGCATCTGAAGGGTCACTTATCGGAGAGCATCGCGATGACTTACCTACTGAAGAAGGGGAATTTAGTCTTCAAGACGATACATGATACTGGTTGCGTAGATATTGTTGCCATTGATAAGCGTGGAAAAGTGCATTTATATGATGTCAAAACAGCTTTAATGTATGCAAAAGGAAACAAAAAAGGTAAACCCATCAACCGAGTTTTAACTCCATTACAAAAGAAACTCAGGGTTGAGTTATTGATGGTAGATTTAGATGAAGAAAGGTGCTGGATAATTAAACATGGCGGAAGAAAAGAATCTTTACAAACAACTAAAAAATAACACAAAATCAGTCATTTGGACAAGAATTGAAACATCAACAGGACTAGGTGTGCCTGACTTGTTTGGTTTTTACAGACGTGGCTTTTGGTTAGAGCTAAAACAAATAATCAATAATAAGCTTAACTTCTCAGCACATCAAATTGCGTGGATTCACAGGCATTATTCTGCGGGCTGTCCCGTATTTGTACTTGCCAGAGACCCTCTTACGAAGGGGGCCAAATTATTCTCAGGGTCCATTGTCCGTGATCCCGTCTCCATTAGTGATAAGTCTCCATTATGTTCCATTGACCGGGGTTCCAGGTCCCAGAGCTGGGATCTCCTGCTGCACCTGCTGGGTGCCTGGACTCCTGATGGTAGCTCCAGTACGAAGCTCCATTAGTTTCCATTCCGATAGCCACAACCCATTACCCCTTATTAAGAAGATCC